CCACTGTGCGGAACGAGTACGCTTGATGATAGCCATAGTGCCTCCTTATTGAGCGACGTACAGGCTGAGGACGCCGAAGTCTTCGGTCGTGCCGCCGCTGTACTGGCTATAGAACTGAGGCTTCTTGAAGCCCAGGATTTTGCCGGTCGAGATACCTTGCTGGTTCTCGTAGTCGAAGCCCTTCTCAACCCATTCCGGGTTGCCGATATCGGCCATGCCCAGCGCTTGCGCACCGCAGAAGAGAATCTGACAACCGTCAACCGTACCACTCGAACCGTACTTACTGCCCGATGGAGCCAGGCGGGTGTTCGGTACGTGGCGGAACTCATGCAGGACGATGCCGTCGATCTTCACAGAGGTACCAGTGAAGAGATTATTCTCGTCACCACGCGTCACGGCGTAGCGCAGGTTCTGCAGGTAGGTGTCATCGAGCTTGAGCTTGGCCATGGCGCTCGGCGACAGGAAGGCGTGATACACCTCTTCGCCACCCTTGCTCTTGATGCCACGGATGTAGTTGTCCTTGGCATATGCCTTGGCCTGAACAAACATGCCCCAAGTCGGTGTATCTGAAGTAGTGACGCTGGTCGAGCCGGTACCCCACGACAGCACCTTATTACTGGCACCGTCCCAGCGAGCATAACGTTTAGCAGACGGAGCCGTCAGGTCGGCTGCGAACTCGAGATACGGCAGGTCGGAACCGACGCGGGTGCCACCGGCGTTGCGCTTGCTGTAGTCGATACCGGCCAGGGTCAGGAAGGCCAACTGATCGATACGATCACTGAGCCAGTAGGCCAGCTTGTCGCGAGACTCTTCCCGGAAGCTGACGACCGACTTCTGATCGGCCATGCGACCTTCGTGGCGGTTGGCGTGACGAAGTTGGTCGAGTCGGATGACTTGGTCAAACGACTTCATGGCCTCTTCGTTGCCTTCCAGCGTGCGGTCGCCGGCAATACCGTCGCCCTCGAGGTCGGTCAGCAGCGTGATAACCGCGCGTGCGCCTTTTTCGGACTTTTTCAGTTCGGTGATGTGTTGTATCATCGAATTCGAGTCCTTGCCCAGGAACGAATTGATGAAGCTCTGATTGCGGGCCTGCGCCCAAAGGTCTCGCGCCCAGGTGGTTTTTTGCTCAGAGGTGAGCGTGGCGAAGTTTGTATAACTCATTAGATGCTCCAGTCGTATTTCACATAAGAGTCCGTGAGACTCAACGGCACTTGATCGCTGTGCTAAGCGCTCGTCCATGTCGCTGACGATGCTGCGAAATACGACTTTTTACGGAGCCGACCCGGTGACAGACTACGATCCGTCTGTCATGGATTTATTACTATAACGCGAGTCTATCAGAGTTCATCAGAGACTTCAACGTCATTAGCTTCGTCTTGATCGAGGGGTTCGAGGTCTGTCCCCATCAAGAACTCGACCTCGTCCTCCTCGATTGTCACTTCTCTACCATCTCCCAATTGATTTTCACGTCCACTTCCTCACTTCTTCCAAAACGAGCATCGACAGTCAGTCTTCGCTCACTCGTTTTGGGAATAGCACCGTCGCGAAAGTAAGCATCACTGAGCAATCTGAGAAGGGCAGACGTCACAGTAGTGCTTGTACTGGACATTCTGTCGACATCAACGCCCAATTCGATTGTCAACTTCAACCTGCGTGGTTTTTCGTTGGAGACGTGATATTTAGCGCGAAACCTCGTTTCTTCTTCGCATTCTGCTGTTGGCGACATCATTAGACGAAATCCCCTCTCATCTTCGCCTTGGTCTTCTCAGGCAGTGCGTTGAACTCCTCATACGTCATCTCCCCGACTGCTGGCAGCGGGCCTGTCTGCCCATGCTTGTCGCTGTCCGCACCAGCGAGGCGCGTACTGGCCGGTTGCCGGCGAGAAGCGTCGAGGTTCTTCGCCACCGCGGCTTCTTTGCGACCAGTCACAGGTGCGCCGAGTGCCCCACCTTTACCAGTGCTCGTTGATGACGCACGGTTACGCATCACGTACTTGACCGCTTCAGCCAGAGCCTTCGATGGGGCCATGCGCTCGCGAGCCATCAGACCGGCCTGTTTGTCGTTGATGTCGTCCACCAAGTCCTGATCGAACTCGTCACTCTTCTCGTCAAGCTCGGGGTACTGCTCAACGATGCGCTCGATGGTAAGCTCCATACGCATCTGCTCGACTGCCGTCGACTTGTCCGCCGCCGACATGTCCTTTGCCTGAGCGATGGCGATCTGACGGTTCAGTCGATCGGCCTGGTCGGACAGCGTCGCCGCCTTTTCCTCGTCGCCGAGGAGAAGCGCCTTGCGCTCCTGCGCACGAAGATCACGGACGTTCTGCTCAGCCTGCTCAATGTTGACGTTACGCTGAATCTGACTTTGCGCCGCGTCGATCTCTGCCAGCCGGCGCTCGGCGGCTTCTGCTCTAGCACGCTCCTTGGCTACTGCGCTGTCGAAGCGGGCCTTTGGAATCTTCGGTTCATCAGCTTCGGACTTCTCGCGCTTGGTAAACTTGCCGTCGGGAGCACGCGGTTTGGTAATCTCTTCGATGACCTTTTCATCTTCGTCACCCTCGTCTTCAATGGTACCCTCAATGTGAGTACCATCATCAGTCGGTACGAAATCGTCGCCTCGGTCATCGGCACCCCCGCCACCCCCACCAGTGTCGCCGTCATCGACAGGGGCCATGAGTTGAAGTCCGAACAGCTTCTGATGAAGGGTCATTTACTTGCTCCTTTGGATTGCGCTTTCTGCGCGTTGATTTGGGATGCCTGCGCGGTCAGCGCCTGGGTTTCTGCCTGCTGTGTTGCGATCTGCTTGGTGTGCTCATGCATGTCCATCTTCAGTTGCGCGTCCTGCTGATGCTCACGCTCGCGCATCTGCATCTCACGCTCCTTCATGGCCATCTCATGCTGGAACTTCCTCTCTTCCAGTGTCATCTGGTGGTCAGCCTTCTGACCCTCAAGCTCCATGTTGGCCTGTGCCTTCTCGACATCGAGTTCAAGTTCCATCTGCGCGACCTCCATACCGTCACCTTTCGCGCCTTCCTGTTGCAGGCGAACATTCTCCTGCTCGATGCCGGCGAGTTCAGCCTGGGTCTTGGCCTGCTTGAGTTGCGCATCAGCCTGTTTCTGCTGGGCCTGAGCTTCCTTCTCGGCGACTTCGGCCTGGAGCATCCGCATCTGAAGCTCTTCGCGCTGCTTCGCCTCGGGACTGTTGGCTTTGGCCTGCATCTGCTTGACGATCTCGCCTTTACGCATGAGTCGGCTGTTCTCGATGATGACTTCGTCGGGTAGCTGAACACCTTCTTTGCGCATGGTGATCGCCTGCTCATACTGACTGTCTTCGAGAGTGGCTCGGAACGGAGTGCTGGTAATGACAATGTGATATTCACCCATCGTCAAGTCGTTCAGGATCTCGCCGGTGGCTTCGTCGTAAGTATTAATCTCAACCGTCTCGTTGGTACGGTTCACGTCGTCGCCGGTGATATGCAGGATGCGTGGCTCAGTCATGTACTCCTGAACCATGTCGACCCAGTTGCGCGCAATGATGAAGTCCGTACGCTGGAGGTTGTCCATAACCTTGGTCATATTGATGCTGCCGCGGCTGGTTTTGGCCTGGATCGCCTTCGCCGCGACGTCCTCGCGGTCGAAGCCTTGCATCGAGTCACTGATGTTGCTGATCGTCTTAATGTGGTTCTCAGCCTTGTCGCTGATGCGGTCGAGACCTTGTGGCGTTGCATTTGGCAGAATCTTCTCGGCGCTAGTGATGTCGTCGAGTTCAAGCACCAGACCGGTCATCGCGCCCTTCTGCTCAAGTTCTTCGATGCTCATGTTGCGCAAACTTCCCGCTTTGAGCTTCCAGCCAGAGTTCGCCGTGGTGTTCACGACGTGCAATTCCTGACTGGAGACCTTGTTCAGCAGTTCCTGCGGGCCAAGGAGATTCTCGACCAACCCAATGGTCGCGCCGTAGCGGAAGTAGGGGAAGTACGGGATGACGGTGAAGTGTTTGTACGGCGACCAGTCATCATGGAGTACGACGTTGTCTGCGGTAACAGTCCAGCGTATCCGTTTAACCAACTTTTTTGTCGTTGAGACACGACCTTGTGCCTTCTCAATGACATGGGCAATCCGATTGCGGTCCCAGGCATTGGGAATAGGCCTCATGTCACCTGTGGATACGTCGACGAAGTGAAGCTGCTTGTCGAGTTTGCGGTACTGCCGGTCGAGGACGCGAATGTTACGGCGTAAACCATGCGGTTCGGTGACGCCATAGTATCCAGCCAATGGTAGAACCCCTCCGAAACGGTCACGTACACGCTCGATGCTGTCATATCCGTAGGGGAAGGCTGACCCGTCCAGGTTCTTGAGGTATTCAGCATCTTCCTCGTTGTAAAGAATGGCCACGTCCTGCGGTGTCACCCACTTGGTCGTGTACACGTCGTTCCACGAGTCGGGATCATACTCGTCCGCGTCGGAGTCAATGACGACGTTCTTGCTGTTGAGGTTCGTAATCACTGTCTCACCGACCATAGAGTCAGTGAAGTCCAGACGCATGTCAACAAACCCACGACTACGGATCACACCGTCGGCGAAAAGCTCACTGCGCACCCATGGAAGCTGATTTCGCTGACTGAACTGTTTCCAAACCTTACAGAGCACCTCCGCAGTCTGTTCAAGAGCGCCGGAGGCTGGGCGAAAGAGCGTCTCGTTGCGGTTGTAAATCTGCTCACCAAACAGCGTACCGAGGGTGGAGATAATCTTGTTCAGCGTGAGAGCTGGGCGACGTTGCAGGTGTAGTGTATTCAGGTCAGTCGTGTCCCATTGATCCCCTTTGAAAAACTTTTCACACTTATCAGCTTTGACAAGAAAATCCAGATGTCCACGATCTCTCAAATATGAAAATCTTGTCCATTGTTCCGATGCCAGTGCGTCGTTAATCGGCATATCTGTTCCCCTTCCGCCGATTCTCGAGCGGCTCAAGCAACTGTAGGTTATATTCGACATGCAGACCGCTGACATTCTTACCTTTCAAAGGGATAATGTGGTCGACGTGCATTCCTCTTTCTGCAGCTTCTTTGTACACCGCTGCAATTGCGTATTTATTTGCCCAACCAGGGGTCGCTCGCTCTTCAATATGCTGACGACGCATGCGCGCTCGCATGATGTATGTTTCACGCTTGTTCTCGTAACACCTACGAAAACCTTCCTTTGCACGTTCAGGATTTGCAGCAACCCATTCAGCAGTTTTTAACCGGTTTAGTTCTGGATTGGCCGCGTTCTTCAACCGCTCTTTTTCAAGAATCCGATCAGCGTTCTTCGCGTAATATTCATGACTCGCTTCAGGATTACGCTCTCTCCATGCCTGCTTTATTTCCCTGCTACGCTCGCGATGTTCTTCCACCCATCGTTTGTCAGCAGCCTTTTTCGCCGATGTTTTACCGTATGCTCGTTTTTTCGCTGCTATCTTCTCTGCGTTCTTCGCGCGATATTCTCTGTCATACGCAGCCTTCGCGGCTTTCGCTGCAAGGAAGTCCTCAGAAGCTAGTTCGTCGTTAATTGGCAATGTAAACTCCTTAGCTTAAGAATCGCAGTTTGTATTGGGTCGATGCAATTAACTGCCTGATCTCGTCGCAGATATTGTTGAGGTGGGTGTCTGTGTCGTCCCACTCGCCAGAGTTAGCACACTCGTCAACGACATCACGCAGGTCGTCAAGCAAGTCCAGTGGCTTCTCGTATGGCGTGTACTTCGGCGGGAAATCCTTGATCAACTCGTAGCCACCCTGATACGCCTCGGCGAGATCATCCGCCAAATCAATAATCTCGTCATAAAAACTACTAAGGGCAATATGCTCCGAGTAATTTCGTGTCTTCAAATGGAGGACATGCGCCGTCGTGCGAGCATGGAATAACGCCATGATCAAATTACCCATACTCACTTGGAACACCCATCGTCTATAGCCATTGAGAATCCTTCATACGAAATTCGCCAAAGAGTTTACCAGAGACTGTGAAAGTATGATAGTAAAATTACGCCGACATATGGCCACCGTCACCACCGTTCATGAGACTCTTCAACTTGTCCTTCCAGCTTTTCTGCGCAGGTGGCACGCGTTTGACTGGTGCTGATTTAGTCAGCGTCAGTCTCACACACCAAGCCGCGCTGTCCACCTGGTCGTCGTGCTTGCCGCTAGGGAACTTCATCAACTCCTGTCTGAATGGCTCCGTCCACGGTTGGTGCTGACACACGAACAACTTACCCTGTTGCATGCGCCCCTTCAGCGGGCCGGCGCGTACCTTCTTGTCTGTCAGCGGCTGCAGTAGCTCGTAATTGGGGTACAACTTGCGTTCGTCACAGCGCTTCTTGAACTGGCTTGCGAGGGACTTCCATATCTGGCCATCCTCGAAGCCGATCAGGTCCGGGCGGAACATCTCATACTGGTCCAGGACGTCGTCGATGATGGCGTTGCCGTCGCCGCTGCGGAACCGCAGAATGTGCAGGACATACAGGTTGTCCATCTCATCCTGACCGAGCGTGCAGCACACCGTCCAGTCACTCTCAGTCTTCTCCGTGATGGCGAAGTCCCACGCCTGGTAGACGAACATGTCCTGTCGGCGAGGGGGGTGCGTGTACCAACGCATCATCTCTTTGGTGAAGTACACCCCGTCGTCTGGCACGGGGTTCTGTTGATACAGCGCGTTCCACACCCGCTTCAAACCTGCCGAGATCAAGTTGTTCTTGATCTTCAGCATCATCTTCGTAGTGTAGCGGGCAGGGTGGATGGCAGTTCCCCGTACACGTGTCAGACGTGACCCTGGAGGTGGTGGGTCGGACTCCGGAGCGAACTGAGCAATGGTGTCATCGGGCAGAATGTACTCATCACCCTCCTCATTGATGGCTGGGTACTTGACGACTTCGAACACGTCACCCTCGCCAGACTTCATGACCTCTTGAATACGCCCAGCCCAGTCATCCTCGTGCCACCAGGTGTTATGGCTCACCACACCATTGGCGATGAAGTTCTCGGTCTGGTAAACCTGGAGGTCGAACACTTCCTCGACCCCATCAGACTCAATGTTGACTATTTCATCCAGTATGAAGTCTGAGATAGGCTGCTGCGGCAAGTGCCACCGACTCAGTTCCAAGGTGTCCGATCCCAGCGTTGCAGTCGTTGCACAACAATCCTCGCACCTTGCCTGTGTCGTGACAGTGGTCAACGGCGAGCTTGTACTTCCAGTGATCTGGAGAGTTTCCAGCCCGTGCTGGTTTTTGGCAGATAGCGCAGCAACCACCCTGACTCTCATAGAGGGCGTCATAGTCGGCAGCAGTGATTCCGTAGCGATGTTTGAGCCTTGCGTTACGACGTGGTTCGAAACCATCTGCGGCTGCTCGATGTCCGTCTGCCCACCGCTTTTTGGCGTAGTGCGACTCGCAGTACCCTCTGCAAACCACTTTTGCGTCGCAGTTTCCCGCGAGACACACCGCACCTTTCCACTTTCCCCACTGCCCTTGACGGTTACGATTTTGTGGGCTGTAGTCAAGCCTCTCACTCTTGTCCATATGAGTTCTCCAGTTGGGGCAACAGTCAGAAACGGATGTCTCTCATTCGCTCTCACAATTTTACCCGAGAACGTCGTAATTTTCAATACAGAATCGCGACCATTTGACCTCAAACCTTTGATTCTGGAGGTTGAGAGCCTGCCGCGGTCATACGTGGCAATCTGATCGGATTGCCTGAGAGAATCGAGCCGACGCTGCGTGCCATCTGTCATGAGCACAAGAGTGTCTCCGGTCATGCATAGGATACCCAGCACGCCGCCACCTGGGGCAAGCCGGGTGTAGGCGGTCGAGATGTACCACTCCCACGTGTTTTCTCGGATTGTGACCGAGTCTGCAGCCTCGTGGTCCTTGACAACGTCATCGATGACCAGGATGTGCGCGCCACGTCCAGAGATGCCCGTACCCACGCCCGCGGCCATGTACCCACCTCCCGAGAGGGTGTTCCAGTTCTCGATCGACTGACTGTTCGGGTCGAGCACCATGCCTTGGAAGATCGCCTTGTAGGCGGGGTCTCGTACGAGGTCTCTTACGTACCTTGAAAAGCTCAAAGTGAGAGACTGGGTGTGACTGGCGGCGATCACTTCCCAGTCAGGGTGCTGGCCAAGGACCCATGGCGGGAAGTTCCTGCTCCCCAACTCACTCTTACCGCTCCGTGGGGGCAACAGGAGAAGCAGTCGTGGACTCTCACCGGCCTCTACGGCTCGCACGAAGCGCTCCAGACGCCGGCAAATGTCCTCGTGGACCCATCCGGCCAGGTACTTCGGACGGAAGCGCTGCACGAACGGCAACAAGCGTCTACGGCACAGTGCGCGTGTGGCAAGCTCCCTGGCTGGGTCCGCCTCGGCCTGCGCCGCGTCGAAGGCTGGCGGGGCGTAGGGGATGGCGTAGGCCTCGTCCAGGGTGGCCTGCTGCTCTGCGCGGGCTGCGCGTGGCGTGGTTGGCTCGGGCTGTGGTGAAGGGGGGCGCTTCTTCGACGGGACGACGGTGATCTGGCTGTACTTAGGCTCGATCGGAGGCGGCGGCACACCCTCATCAATACAGAAAGGGCACTGACCGCGCTCATCCAGCGTACTGGCGAGGCGATCGACGTGACAGGTTGAACAAGGCTGGAAGCTCACCAGGTTTGTGACCCCAAACTGAATTTCTCCCTGAACTCTTCTTCGTCGCGTACATAGACGTTGTTTGGCTCATTGAGCGGTCTATACACGACCACGCGCACGCCGCTGCGACTGTTCGTTGCGTCTTTGGTGATGTAGAGCACCTCGTACTCTTGCAGAGTCTTCTTATTGATGAACGTCTGCACTGTACTCTCCTTCGATGACCAACGGTGCACGGCCATGGATGATGTCGAGCAGATCTGCGTCGCTCATCGACTCGAACTTGCTCTGCAGACGCTGCTGGCTCATGTTCATTTCTATCTTCTTTACTTCTGGTGCGTACAGGCCCAAGACTTTTGCCGTCTCTGACCAACCTTTGATCATACTGGCTGGGTCTCCTGCTAACCTGGCGATGTTGATCGCATCCATGAACCCATTGATGATGTCAGCGCGGGTGATCTGCGCCGCGCTTGACAATTCATCTCGTGCTTCACGTAACGCGGCCTGTACTGCTTGACTCTTGAACGG